GAATACGATTTGGAGATTGGGGAGCTGGAACAGGCACCTTGGCAACAACACGTGATCCAAGAATAGGTAAATGTGGAACAGCTTATGGGGGGTTATGCTTTACTACTGGTAATTCAACGAGAATGGTTATTCAGTCTGCTGGTAACGTAGGTATTGGTACAGATGCACCTGAAGGCAAACTTCATGTTAGTACCGGGGCAAGTAGTCAAACCTGTACTACTGGTGCTGATGAATTAATAATTGAAGGATCTGATCATGCTGGTATTTCTATATTAGCTCCTGCTGCTAAAAGAACACAACTATATTTTAATACAGATGCTTTCTTGAGATGGGTGGACAGCGATGATGTATTTACGATAGATACTTCGAGCGCGTCTTCTAAAATAGCAATAGGTACCGGAGGAGCTAATGTTGGTATCGGAACTAATGCGGCTGAAGAAAAGCTTAAAGTTTGCGCTGGTACTGTAAAGATAGATTCAGGATATAGTTATAAGATAGACACATGCGCGTGTCTCACTCACATTTATAACAACTTTAGAATATATAACAATATTGGTGATTTTATAATTGAAAACGATGATGCTCTAAAAGATGTAATATTTTGTACAGATGCAGGTTCAAAAGTTGAAACTATGAGGTTATCAGCAACCGGTCAACTCGGTGTAGGTACAGCAGCTCCAAGAGAAAAACTAACTGTACATGGTAACATTAGCGCTAGTGGTAGTCTTAGCGCCGCTGGTCCAGATAATAATTACTTTGAAGGTAAAGTTGGTATTGGTACTAATAGCCCTGATCAAGAACTCACCGTTGCTGGTAATTTAAAATTAACAAGTACATATCCTAGAATATTTTTACAAGATACAAATAACGATTCTGATTTTTCAATTATTAACAATGATGGTAATTTTGGTATATATGATGATACAAATACGACATATCGCACTTCAATCACACCTGCGGGTAATTTCGGTATAGGAACTACAGCACCAAACGAAAAGCTTACTGTAGCAGGTAACATAAGCGCAGTAGGTACATTAAGTGCAGCAAAAGGAGTACATGTACCTAATAGTGTCTGTATAACAGCAGGAAATCATAAAGATTTACTAATATATCACAATGGAGCTAATTCCTATATACGAAACCAACACTCCGGTGATTTCTTTATAAGAACTGATGATTCTTCAAGCTCTCTTGTACTCGCGCATGGTGCTGAAAAATCTTTTCTTTCTGTTTGTGGCGGTCGAGCTGAATTGCGTTTCAACGATAATAAGAAGTTTGAGACAACGGATGATGGTGTCTGTGTTACTGGTAAGCTATGTACTACCGGGGAAGCGTATATTGGTAGTAATACTACAGTAATGGGTAACTTAAGCGTCTGTGGTGATATGATTTACATAGATACAAGTGTTACCGTTACTTCAGCACTGTCAGTTGTTAATAGTGGTACAGGACCTGCATTATTTGTAGCTCAAGAAGGTTCGGAACCTATTGCACATTTTGTTGATAGAAATGGTGATGATGTAGTAATCGATGATGACGGTGCAGTTGGAATTGGCATTTATAGTCCACAGTCTAAATTACATGTTTCTTCAGGTAACATAAGGATAGATAACAATCAACAGTATTTGGCAGAGACTGCTGGAGGTGGGGTGATAGGTGTTGCTAAGATGGATGGTTCAGACAACCTCTTAATCGGTGATGGTAATCTAAAGATTGATGTAACTGGAACTTCGACAATGATGACCATTGATTCTTCTGGTAATGTAGCATTAGGTGATGATAAAAAATTTAAAGGAACAACTTATGCAAGCTCTTACATAAAGTTTAACGATGATACAAAAGTAAGTGCAAACAGTGATATCATATTTGATGTCAATGGTTCTGATGAATTAATGCGTCTTGAGGAAGGTGGTAACGTAGGTATAGGTACAGTAGCACCAGCTGAAAAATTAACTGTACTTGGTAACATAAGTGCTAGTGGTAGTTTAAGTGCTGCTGGTCCTGGTCCTAACTATTTTGCTGGTAATATTGGTATAGGAACAATAACACCGCAATCTTTACTTGATATTACTGGAGCTACACCTACCGTTACCGTAAGCGGAACATCGACAGCGTCTTCAAAGGTAAATTTAATTAATGGTGATATTACTTGGGGCCTTGAGAACCAATATGTTGGTGGTGCAACAACAAATATGTTTCGTATTTATAATGGTTCATTAGGTGCTGATGCATTAACGATTCATAGATCAACCAATAACGTAGGTATAGGTGCAACTAATCCAGGAACAAAGCTTGAGGTCGCTGGAGCAAAAGGTTCTGATGGGGTTGTAATTGTTGCTGATACAACTTCTGCGGCAGCGGGTGTTGGTGGAGAGATTGATTTTTATGGAGCATATTCAGGCACGACCAGAACAGTATTCGGAAGCATAGAAGCAAAGAAAACGAATGCTACTGGCGGGGATTACGGAGCGGGCTTGGCTCTATCAACAAGAGTCAATGGCGGTGGCGGCCTTACCGAAAGATTGACGATTCTCGAGGGGGGTAATGTCGGTATAGGAACACCAGCTCCGGCAGAAAAATTAACTGTACTTGGTGATATAAGCGCCAGTGGTAGTCTTAGTGCTGGTGGTACTAGTCCTAACTATTTTGCTAGTAAGGTTAATATTGGTACACCGACAATATCATCGCGTATACTTTATGTATGTGGAGACGGTGAATTTAGCAGTAATTTGGTTGTAGGGAATGCTCTTTATACTAATGATTGGACAGCCAGTTCTTCTGGTATACAATACATTAAAAATAATACTGGATCTGTTTCTGTTGCTATTGAAAATGGGGGTGATGTTGGTATAGGTACAGTAGCACCAGCTGAAAAATTAACTGTACATGGTAACATAAGCGCTAGTGGAAGTCTGAGTGCTGCTGGTCCTAGTCCTAACTATTTTGCTGGTAATATTGGTATAGGTACAAACTCACCTTCTGGTTCTCTCAACTTAGTAAATAATTGCAGCCTTCGATTTGGTACAGGTGGTAACTTTAGATTTTATCACGATGGTTCAACAAATTTTGTTGAAAGTCATAGTGGTGATATAATTTTCTATAACTATGATCATGGTAATGATATCGTATTTTGCGCTGAAAACTCCAGTGGTACTGCTGCTGAGTATATAAGGATTGATAGTAGTGCAAATAATACTTGTGTTAAGCAAAACTTCCGATTTGCTGATAATGTAACAGCTGGATTTGGAACTAATGAAGATTTTACAATAAGTCATAATGATACTAACGCGTTATTAATTGGTACCAAAGGAAATATAACTTTTTGCAATCAAGCATCTGATGCTGATATTTTATTTAAAGCTGACGACGGCTATGGTAATGAAGTTGATTACTTGCGGTTAGATGGTGGTGAAGAACAAATATTAATAGGTACTGGTTTACCTGTTTCTGCTGGTAACGTGGGTATAGGTACTACTACACCTAATGAAAAACTTACCGTATTTGGTACTATAAGCGGTAGATGTGATATTAAAACTACTTGTGGTACCATACTAGGTAAAGTAATTAACGCAAGTAGTTGTTTTGCTGGAACAAAACTTGATGCACAATATGTTAGCAACGCAGCAGAATTATGTCTTACTAGTGGTAAGTCAGGTTCTGTAAGAATAGGTACATCACAGGGATTTGCCATGACGTTATCTGCTAATGCTTCTGCTCCGAGAGTTGGTATTGGTACTGATACTTTAAATGAGGCGTTAAACTTACCGGATGGCTACAAGATAGGGTTAGGCTGTAGTGCTGATTTACAATTATATCACGACGGAAACAATAAAATTGAAGGTACGACTGGATATACAAGAGTAGCTGCTACTAATGGGATTTTATATCTAGATGGTAATAATACATGTATAAGGTCTGGAGATGGAGGTGAAACGCAAGCTAAATTTTTGGATGACGGAGCAGTAGAGCTTTATCATGACAACAGTAAAAAGTTTGAGACGACATCTACTGGCATTTGTGTTGCAGGTCTTAGTGCAACATCTGAAGTTGCTGTTCCTGATGATGGTAAAATAACAGCAGGTAATAATAAAGATTTAGAAATATATCACGATGGAAGTAATAGTGTTATTAAAGATAGCGGTACTGGTGCTCTTTTCTTATTAGCTGATGCATCTACTAACATTCAAACAACAGGTGGTGAAGCTCAGGCTAAATTTACCAAAGATGGCTCTGTTGATTTATATTACAACGGTTCTAAGAAGTTTGAGACAACAAATACTGGAGTATGTGTTACCGGGTGTATTGCTGGATCTACAGGAGCTGTTATTATAGATGGTGATCTAACCGGTGTTAATCACTTTAGTGCTTGTACAAAAGCATTCTTAATTGATCACCCAACAAAGCCTGGTTATAAACTAAAACACGGTGCTGTAGAGGCTCCAGAATGGGGTGTACAATTTAGAGGTAAAACTGATAAAAGTTGTATTACTTTACCAGAATATTGGAAAGGATTAGTTAGAGATGACTCTGTTTCAGTAATATTAACACCAGTGGGTAGTTATCAGTGTTTATATGTTAAGTGTCAGAGCAATGAACATATTTGTATAGGTGGAGTTTCTGATTGCTATAACTACGTAGTATATGGTGAACGTAAAGATATCGATAGAATGGAGGTAGAAGTAGATGGCGTCTGAAATAAAAGGTCATTTAATACGTGACGGTTTAGTATTTGTTGAGGATTTTAAAAATCCAAGATGCTATCAAGGATCTACTAGTATAAATTTAGCAGATCCCTCTGTAACCGGTACCATATCACAGCAATCTAGCTTAAATGCTGAAGATACATGGTCTAACGCTAATATATCTTCATGGGCTAATGATATATCTGAAATTACTTTCTTTACATTGATACATGTATTACGCTCACATACCGGTTATGCTGAACATCCTGTAAGTAAATGGAATAGTTCATATGCTAATAATGCTAGTTTTATATTATACCATTTTGGAAACTATCTTGGAAACGGTTCTCAGTTAAAATTTAGATGGTATGGTAATCAAACTGCAGGAGATGCAAGTGGGTGGACTAATATTACAAATACCGCAATATTAAGCCCTGGAGGGACATATTTATTAACTTTACAATGTGCAGCTCCAGGAGCTTCACAACTATGGGTAAACGATACTAAGGCAGGAAGTGCTGTTAATTTAACAGGTAATTTAGGTCAAACAAGTTCTGGTTCTTCTTTAAGTCATATGACTACTTTTATTCCCCCTGGTGGTTCAGATTATAGACATGCTTATAACGAAGCTATAGCAGTTTATGATAGAAAGTTGACAGACGATGAAGTTAGATATACATATAACATATACAAAGGACGAACCTCTAGAGGGGCTAGTTTTACAACAGGATGAGTGTTTCACATAATACAGCTAGAATAGTAACAGAAGGGTTAGTATGGTATTATGATGTAAATAATCCCAGATGCCTCCCAAACCCAACTGTTGCTATTGATGAAAATACTAAGTTATATAACTTAGCGACAGAGGGTGATCATGCAGATGATTATTTAAGAGTATATGACACAGATGCTACCCCGGAAATGTCTTTTACAAGACATGAGCAAACGGGATTATGGTTATATAATCAAGATGGTGTTACAGATACAAATGAAGACCCGGGTTGGTTATCTAACGAAGCCTATACAAGAACTAATGTAAATAATTATACATTCTTCTGCTGGTTTAATTTTCCGTATGGTAACAGTAGCCAACGAACAGACAACATTTACGGTGGAGGTTTTCAATCTAAAACTTCTTTTTATTTATCCCCCGGGGGGACAAGTAGTGCGAGAGGGTTTTTAAGATATCCTAATTCTGGTACTACTGGTTCTTATTCCCGTGTGACAACAGAATTCAACGATCCACAGCAGTGGCTTTGTATGGCTACAACAGATGAGGATATACCTGGAGGTACCTATAAAACTAAATTATATTTTAATGGGTTATTTGATGGTGAATCTACTGCTAGTGCATCTTTTGCTGCTCCATCTGGTAATGATATGGCAACCTGGGGAAGCTGGAGCGGTGGATACGGTCCTCCTACAATGAGAGCTAATTGTTATATGTACTATGAAAGGACATTAACAGCAGAAGAGATTTTACAAAATTATAACGCAACTAAGGATAGATTTGGAACAAACCAAAATATTGGATAAAAATTTAACGTATAAATATATATAGATGGCAAACGTACTTATAACTCCAGCATCAGGGGCAATCTACTTCAATGAAGAGACAGCTGGTGGGTCAACTGTGCCTAAAATTTCAAGTGGCGGTATACAGTTTTCCCAAATAGATAAATCCGGGTTAGAAATTGAAAGTCATTATGGTGGTTTAACTGGTGCTTCTCGTTTTTCTGTTGTAGGTGACGGTGGCCAATTATTAGGTGTAACAGATAGTCTTACAGGAGATATTTTTTCTGTTAATGATGCATCTGGACTTCCGATAATAAATGTAAATTCTTGTGTAACAGACGTAGTTACTATAGGTACATACGGTACAAATACCCTGGTTACTTCCGCAGGTAACGTCGGCATTGGTACTGGTACACCTACCTCTAAACTAGAGGTAATAGGAGATGCAAAATTTTGCTCTGATATTGTCTGTATTAAAGGTACTGATGCTACAACTAGCTTAGTTGTAGATGATGGTGCTTCTGGTGCTCATATATGTTTAGAATCAAGGGGTTCAGGTGAAGCAGCAATTTGTATAGGCGGTGAAAATTCTTCTATTAGTCGAACAGGGGGTGATTTAAATTTTTATGCTAATGGTGTTGACATGGAGTTTAGTACTGATAATGGTACTACCACATCGTTGTTTATAGATACTAGCGATAAAGTTGGTATTCGTACTCAGGATCAGAGTAGCTTGAGTGATTCAGCTAATACATTAGTAGTTGGTAGTGGAACCGGATGTCATGGCATTACTATATATTCTGATAATGCTAATACTGGTAATTTATATTTTGCTGATGGTACATCAGGAGATGAAGTATATAGAGGGTATGTTATATATAACCACGATTCAAACAAATTACTTTTAGGTGCTGGAGCTGCTACAAGAATAACAGCTACGAATCATGGTAAAGTTGGTATAATGACAACTAATCCGCTATCTGCTGAACTTACAATAGCAGGTAGTGTTAGTGCTTTAAGTGGTTATTGTAGTACTGTTACCGGTAATACAGTCATGGGTACCAAGGCTATGTTACTTATGGGTAGCGGAGCATTATGTAATACAGCTATAGGTTATAGGGCGTTGTTAACAAACTCTACAGGAGATAATAACGTTGCTGTTGGAGCTGGTGCACTTCAAAATAATACAACAGGTTCAAACACAGCTGTTGGGTTGCAAGCTTTACATACTAATACAGGAGATGGTTCTCAAAACACAGCAATTGGATTACAGTCTATGTTTTCAAACGCTGAAGGTTATCAAAACACCGCTGTTGGAGAAGGCGCATTATTTAGCAACACATCAGGATTACGTAATGTTGCAGTTGGTTGCGGAGCTGCATATGGTAATACAACAGGTGATTGCAACGTTGCTATTGGTTGTGAAGCTTTAAAATCTAATCAAACTAGTAACTATAATGTAGCTGTAGGATCTAAAGCCTTGTATGCAAATTTGGGAGGAGCGTGTAACGTAGCTGTAGGATCTTGTGCCTTAGTAAGTAATACATGCGCTGTTAATAACACCGCTGTTGGACAGTATGCTTTATGTAGTAATACAACAGGAGATAAAAATAATGCTTTTGGTACTGAAGCTTTATGTAGTAATATAGCGGGTACTTATAATACCGCTATAGGTTATAGAACTTTATTTGGTAATACTTCGGGTGATTATAATATAGCTATAGGTCGACAAGCTTTAGATGATAATACTACCGGTGGGGGTAATATAGCATTAGGACGTCAAACTTTATGGAAAAATACAGAAGCCGGGTGTAATGTTGGTATAGGTCACTTTGTATTAAACAACAACACCGGTACTGCTTGTCAGAACGTAGGTGTTGGTACAAATGCTCTATATACTAATACTACTGGTGTATTTAATAATGCGATTGGAGCATGCACTTTGTATTATAATTCAACCGGTTATCATAATGAAGCTATCGGCTATCATGCTCTCTACAATAATACTGGAGGATTTTATAATATTGGGATAGGACGTGAACCTCTTAAAGCAAATACCCACGGTACAAATAATATAGCTATAGGATATAGACCTTTATGCAAAAATACTACTGCTAGTAATAATATCGGTATTGGTGGGTGTTCACTACATGATAATACAACTGGTTGTTGTAACGTCGCGATAGCATTTAAATCTCTCGAAAATAATACAACCGGAAATTATAATGTTGGTATAGGTCCCAGTGCCCTACTTTATAATGCAACCGGGTTAAATAATGTTGCTATAGGAGCCATGGCTCACTCCGGCGGTCATCCTTATAGCAACAGCGGGAGCAGTAATGTTGCTATTGGATATCAGGCAATGTTTTATAATCGAAATGGAAATTGTAACGTTGCTCTAGGTTACAACGCATTGTATACAAACATATGTGGTTCACATAATACTAGTATAGGTTGGCAAAGTATGTACTATAGTACATCAGGTGACTATAACTTTAGTGCTGGTTATAGAAATCTAATGGATAATACAATTGGAAGGGATAATGTTAGTTTAGGTTATCTTGGACTAACAAACAATACAACAGGATGTTGTAATATAGCCATTGGATCTAATACTCTACATTCTAATACGACAGGAACACATAATATAGCTATTGGACCCTCATCCCTTAAGAGTGTTATTACCGGTGGATGTAATGTTGCTATTGGAACCTGCGCGCTTACAAACGTTCTTTGCCGGGGTTATAATACAGCTGTTGGATATGAAACATTAAAGGGTGCAATATCTGCAGCAAGTAATACAGCTGTAGGTTTTAGAGCGTTGTTAGCAGCTAATTCGAATGCTAATACAGCTGTTGGTCTTGATGCTTTACGCTGTACAACAGCTGGTGTATATAATGAAGCTTTAGGTTACCAAGCGCTTAGAACAAATACATGCGGTTATCAAAATGTTGGAATAGGAACTCATGCGCTGTATTCGAATACTACCGGTAATAATAATACTGCAGTAGGTTTTAATTCTTCAAGATCCAATACAACCGGTCATTATAATACATCTATTGGTTTATATTCTCTCTGTAATAATACTGATGGAGACTGTAACGCAGCTGTAGGTTATGCAGCTGGAAGATTTGAAAATAACGGTTCTAGTGCAGTAACATCACCTGATAACAGTACATATTTAGGAGCTTGTACAAGATCATTAGCTGGTACTCCAGTAAACGAAACTGTAATTGGTTTCTGCGCTTGTGGTTGTGGTAATAATAGTGTTGTGCTTGGTAATGATGATGTTGCCGGTACTTACTTAAAAGGTAAAGTTGGTATTGGGACTATGAATTCGACGCCACCACCGGTAGAGCTTACTGTTTCTGGTGAAATAAGCTCTAATAATTGCTTAAAGATAGGACCTAATCCTGGTAATTGTCTTACAATAACTAGTCAAACCTTATTACGTTCACAGAGTGATAACGGATATCTTGAAATTGGTGCTGCAAATGGGTCGTATGCGCATATTCAAACTGATAGAGCTAAAATTTATTTTAATAAATGTCTAGTAGTCGACACTGGAGTGGTAATGGCTTATAATGAAGATTTGGTTTTAGGTCCAAGTGATGGTGGGACAGTAGGTAATGGTTTCTGTGATGTACAATTATGTGTAGGCGGTGCAACAAGAATGCATGTTGCATCCGGAGGTAATATTGGTATAGGTACAACATCTCCTGGTGCAACATTAGATATACACACCGGTACTAATACTAATGGTATTTTTATTAGAGAAGATAGTGATGATTCAATAACACATAATTTATACGTTGATAGTAACGATTCTGGTGTTATGGTTATGTACAAAGATGGTCAGACTGCCCAAGTACAGCTGCATGCTAATGGTGATAATTATATTTGTTGTAATCTTGGTATTGGTGAAGATGACCCGGGTGAAAAATTAACTGTTGCAGGAAACATAAGCGCATTAGGTAATGTATATCTCGGTCAAGGCAAGTCTGTATATACAGATCAAATAAGAGCAATAGATAGCGGTGGTCTTTATGTGACTGATGATGCAAGTAATGGTATCTTTATTAAAGATGGGGGTAATGTTGCAATTGGTTCTTCTACAGCAGATGATAAATTACATATATGTGGCGGTAGTATTCAATTAAACCAAGGTTCAGGTTATGGTTTAAAATTTAGTGATTGTTCATGTTTAGTGCAATCCGGAGACTTGTCATTGATTCAAACCGGAAATGGTCATATAAAAATTGAAAGCGGTGCCACATATTGCTGTACTATATTTTGCGGTAATGGGGGGTCAGGTAAGGCAACTTTCGCTACAATGGATTTTGCAAACTCAGTTTTCGATATTAATGGAATGGTGAGGCAAAATACTCAATTAGCTATAAATACAGCTACAGCTAAAACTTTAGTAATAGGAGACCATGGTAGGTTACTTACTCTTGATAATGGAAGTGCTATTACTTTAACTGTACCGCCAAACAGCTCAGTAGCTTTTCCTATTGGTGCTGAGGTTACAATTGTACAGAAAGGAGCAGGACAAGTTACTATAGCTGCAGGTTCAGGAGTAACGTTGTATGCAGCTGATAATGAACTAAAAACTCGTGTCCAATACAGTTCAGCTGTATTAACTAAAATTGCAACAGACACTTGGTTAGTTGCTGGTGACTTAACAGCATAAATTATGAGAAATAAATCTGGTATAATTTCATCTACAAGGCAGTTATTAATGGATATACATCCTAATATTACAGATTATGAATTTGCAGCTTATGGAATGTATAGCTTTAGATATTTGAACAGAAACTATAATGGTGATGTATTTTTGGGGTATTTAGATTCAAGCGGCGCTACGCAAGGCTTTACTCCAGATGAGATTGCAGATGGTACCTTAACAACATTTGCAGCAGGTGATACAAGTAACGGTCGAGTTAGGGTAAAAACACTCTACGATCAAAGTGGTAATGGAAATGACGCGACACAAACTTCACGGTATAGTATGCCGGTTATTGTTAATGGTGGAAGTATAAACACTTTAAACGGGTTACCTGCATTAGACTTTGATGGTGCTAATGATTATTTACGTTTAGATACAGCTCTTCCTAATATAAGAATAGGTGATTGTAGTTCATTTCTTGTTGGTGAGTTTGATACTGTGGATCCTAACCCACAAGAGGTTATGCTTTCCTTAGGTACAACAACTAACGGTGCTAGGTGGTATGCTCCAACTCAATACTATGATGGCTTAAACTTTGGTTACGCAGGTACATGGAATCGGGTTCAGCAAACCGGTGATACTGATCCTCATTTATTTACTGCCATTGCTGGGTCAGTACAAGGTAATTATCAGCCCTTTATTGATGGTACGTCTTTAGGTAGCTTTACTCGTGTTGAAAAAAACAGTTCAGGTTCATACGGTCTCGGTGGGTTAAACAACGCTACAACATATGCTCTTGATGGGCGAATTACTGAATGTCTAGTTTTTGATGGTGACTGCAGTTCTCTACGAACTGCTATAGAAAAAAATATAATGGACTATTATAATATAAGCTAATGAAAGAATACGATTGGAATATAACAAGGTGTGACCCTCTTAGACCTCCTCTTAGTGGTTACTACGTAGATCTTGTAGAATATACAATAGATAATAACGGGTTTAGAGTCTCAGATAACTTTTTAGAAGAGCATTATTTTAGTGATTATGCTACAGCTTCAGCATATTGGGATAGTAATAAGCAAGATCATTATATCTTATATAACGAGATACAAGAAGAAGAAGTTGATGATGGTATATAGCTATAAATATATACTATAACCCCGTGAGATTAAGGGAGAACACGTTAGTATTCAATTAAGCGTAACCTAGTGCTACTTTACGACGTAAGTTAGGTCCTACTGCGAGATTATACCCACAGAGAACAGGAGTTACTGTACGCGAGGCGTGAGCAATTTGATATGTAACAGTAAAGTTATCTTCACAAACGAGAGCAATAGTGTGACCATCGTAGCCTTTATTAAGATTAAATAACGACCATGCAGCTCTAAATCTACAAGAAGTAAACTCACCGTCTTCTGGATTTGTACAATGGTAGTCTAATTGTAGTGGTGCAGCTGAAGCTTCTGGCAGGTAAGTAAATAGCACTCCAGCTACTTCTCTATCAACCCCATCAACGGTAATGGCTCCACCAGAAAGCAAAACAAATGAATTGTTTAAAGCACTTAAACTAAACATTCCTCCACGTCCATCTGCTCGTGGTGAATTATTTATAGGGTCCGGACCGGTATCACCACCTAAATCTGCGGTAAAGTATAAACCTGTATCATATGTGTATTCGTAATCTGCCATATAAATATTTAGTCTTAAATGTATCCCATTTGTACTTTTCTTCGCATATCTGGACCAACTACTAGATTAAAACCTGAAGCAACTGGTAGCATGGTACCGGCTTTAGCAGTATAGGTAACGGTCATTCCATTAAGTGCGACTAATGCAAAGGTATTATTATGGTAATCTGAATCTACTCTAATGTGTGTATTATGTGTAGCATGATCTGGTGATCTCATTGTTCTAGCAGTAACAGGAGCGCTATTTGGTGAACTACCATCGCCTCCTTTATAGTTAAATAAAAGTCCAATTACTGGTGAATCTCCAATTCTTCCTGTATTTAATAATTGAACTGAATTATCTAACGCACTTAATCCAAAGTCTCCACCTCGACCATTTGCCAGTGGCGAGTTATTTAAATAGTGTGGAAGTTGTATTCCTGTGTTGCTAAATTCGCCCCCACTTAAGTTATAAAGACCGTGTGTAAACGATGAAAGGTTAAAAAAATTCATTGATGACATATTAATATTTAGTCTGCTTGTAAAATAGTTAAGAGGAATAAACAAAAAAAACAGCAGAGCTTTCGCTCTGCTGTTTTGTGATTATGTCTCTCGACTGCTGCTTAATCAGCGACGTTCTAATATTAGAAGTACACTGACTGAGAAGCTGGAGTGAACGCAGTACCGAGTCCCTGAACAAGAATGACATGATAGTAGAGATTTGCTCCGAAGATGTTGTCAACAACACCATAACGAGTAAGCAAGCCAACACGTGGTGCGAAGTCGTTAGGACCAATAGTTCTCTGAACCATGACAGGAATGTAAGGACAGTAAATGATACCAGTATCGTAGAATTCAGGACCTTTGTATCCGAGAAGAGCATACTCAATAGCGTCGGTACGTGTAGCACCATTCGTTGTGTAAGTTTGCTCATCATAGATGTTAGAGTTCTGAACCTCTGTACGAGTATCACGGTAAACGTTGAATCTTCCACCAAGTGAACCAACCTTAGCAATACCAACAGGTTGTGTATTTACGTCACCTTGAACGGGTACCCACTGGAATTCAGGGAGCATTTCAAGAATGGCGGCAACACGAGGAGTACAAACAATAAAGTTTGCAGCCCCACGCCTGTTACGCACAGCAATGCGGTTAGCTTCAATGATGATACGCTGATAGAAGTCCCTATTACGCTCAACCATCCAACGGCCGTCTGCAGAAGCAGGTGACCAGAAGGAGAATCCTCTGTTAGCTCCAGCATTAAGAGAAGCCTGGATCATTCTCATGAGCATTTCACGGTCGATCTCAGCTTGAATCTCGTACGACATAGCGTTCGTGATTTCAGCATCAATATCGATACCGTTCATGTTCTTAAGGTCTTGCTCAAGCTCGACGGACCAACGTGCACCAAGGCGGCGTGTGCCGGCCTCAACAGCGGTCTTCTCGAACTTAACCTCAACCTGAGGAATGTTACCAGTAATCTCAAATGCGGAAAGAATTTGAGCGACACCTCGGTCTTGATCAGCGAAAGACCAGTTAGAATCATCTCCGGACAAGCCGTAAGAAGAAGCACCGGTAAATCTTGTATCAAGAAGTTGGTATCCAAGCTCGTCAGCATTAAGACCGTCTACACCAGTGTAGTTATTTCCAGCACCACCAGTACGTGCGCCAGAAGCTGCACCTGCAGGGGTGTTAGGAGGGTTACCAGGACCGGTGAGGGCGCCGTTCTTATCAGTACCATCGACACCAAAGCCAAGGTATTCATTCTGATAAGCATAACGAAGTGCGAATGCAAGTCCAACAGGACCAGACATAGGCTGCACGCCAACAATCTCATTTGTGATAAGCTCGGGGAACGTACGACGAATCATTGGAATAAGAACTTTTGGAAGACGAGCATCACCTGCGGCGTAGTTATCTCCAGAATTGATGGTACCTTGTGACGGGTTGTATAAACTCGACATAGTAGCACCTTTTCCGAAAGAACCTCCACCAACAGAAGAACTCTCCTCAATACACCATTGCTCTTGGTTCTCAAGAAGAATAGCAGTATTCAAGCGAGTGTGGTCGTCATCAATAGCCTTAACACTATCGGATGAATAATCAAGAACAGGTGCCCACTTCTCAAGAAGTGTATCTGCCCTATCTCTATCAATAAATGATTGTGGTTTATTCATTAGACGTTTCCTTTCATTTTACCTCATGGGATCTAGTCCCAAGTTACTCAGGTGGCTAGCACCTCGTTGTTCAGGGGTGAAATTATTTGTGTGACCTCTCTAACTCCTCAAGATAAGGGTTAGAAGGTTTGGATTTTTTCTCCTCCGTGATTGTTTTTTGTACCGGGGCATCTGTTTTGACCTTACGTGTTTTGTATGCCTCTTCTTTAAGTACAGAAAGTCTTTCTTTTTCTTTTTTATTAAATAACGTAACTGTGTAGTTAAAGTTTTCTTCAATAAACTTTGGTGATTTATCACCTAAAATTTTAACAAGATAATCTTTTTTACTTTGTGGAAGACCAGCTGTTTTTGTTTCTAATAATAAATTAGCAGTTTGTTTTCCATACGCTTCTTTAAGAAGGTTATTTTCTTTTTTAAGAATGTTAAGATCAGCAGTTAATTTATCAATTTGTGTCTTACCATCAACAACAGCTTCTTTAACAGACTCACTCATTAGGGATGAATCTACAGCAAGCACTTTTCTTAAGTTAGAAAGAACTTCTCTTGCAGTTCTATTCTTAGTTGCTTCTTCAATAGCTTGTGTTGGTACAGCTTCTTCTATGTATTCATCTAAATAGTCTGAAATACTTTCTACTAATGTTGTTTTAAACTTACTAGCGCTTCCATTGAGTTCTTTTTCATAACGCTTAACTACAGTAATAAGCTTATTTGCATTATTAATATCTACAGCTTCTACAACTCTTTTAAGTTTATCAGTATGATCTTTATCAATCGCGCTAACTAACTCTTCAAGTTTTTCAGCATAAAGCTCATCTTGATTAGTTAATGCAGCTTCTACTGATAGCTGAATTTTTTCTCCAATGGCAGATTCTATAGCTTGTACTGACTCTTCAGTAAGTACTTCTTCTGCTTGTTCAGGTAATGCTTTCTTATTCATAATTAAAAGAGTGGTTTATCGGTTGCGTTATTAATTTTTTTTGCAATTTTATCCTCAATGACGCTCTTTAAATATTTATGTGCCTGAGCATAATTTTTATCAGAAACGTGGTGGATAAACTTACTAATCTTTAATTTATCTTTAGCCATATTATTATTTATTATATTGATTTAATAAAGCTAAGGATTCTGTTACGTAAAAACAAATCAATGTCTTTTTTTGGTAGTTTTTGTAGTGATTTTTCAAAATTTTCATAAACTTCTTCGTATTTATTATCATCAACCAATACCCATTGTTTAGATTCTAATATACCATTAACAAAAGCTTTTGGATATGATGGATCTGCTACACAATCAATAGCAACTAATTTCATATTTTTAACGGTACTATGCTCACTACTCTCTTCAAGTGTGCCTAAAGCTCGTGAAGACATACCTACTTTTACACCGTCATTTATTAAAGATCTAACTATTTGACCACACGGCGTAGATAATACTTTTGACTTACCATAAAATACATTTCCATCTTGGGTTAACTCTGTTACCATATGACACGCTCTTTCTAGATCTACATCTGCTGTTGTTGGGTGATTTAGCTCTCCCATTGCACGGCCTGGTGTAACCATTTCCTCAATATAACGTTGTGTTTCTCTTTGTAATTCATCTAGAGGGTATAAACGATTATTTCTATTTACCCCTTCAGCCATCATATAAGGACCTTTTATATATAAATTCGAAGGTGAGTTTCTATCTACTTCTTCTTCAATGTATTCGAACTCATCGTTCACATCAGGTTTTTCTACAACCAAGTTAAGCTTTAATGACATACAATTATTTATTCATTTGTTCGAAATAAGCTCTTTTTCTGTTAAAATAATGAAAGAACCTCCTATTTTTTTACAATATTCTCTAGCTGCAGACCATTTTGCTTGATTTATAACAAACGCTCGTTGCTCATAAATTAAATGCTTTTTCTTTTTATATTTAACTGTAGGTGGTTTTGTTTGTTTTGAAGGTTTAATTTCAACGAGATATTTTTTTGTTACAGTACCTTCTTTAATTTCAATATAATTATCAACGTAATATCTATGTACTCTATGATCTATAGGACTTGTATAAGGTATAACAACATTTTCACTACCCCATTTAATTACGTTAGGGTTATCATCACAAAAACGGAAAAATTTTAACTCTAAACCAGAGCGGTATATTGCTTTGCTACCAATAAACTTATGTATATTTTTAGGTATAAAGGTACCTTGACGCCATTTATTCATCACCCAACAAAGAACATTGGAGGGTCATTATCACCTAGACCAGGTGAAGCGCCTTGGAGCAATTCTCCTTCAAGTTCAGTTTTTCGTTGTAAACCTTCTTGGAGCATATCGTAATTTAATGCCCCACCACCTAATAATTGTACATTGCCAAATTTACCCCTGACACGTCCTATAGTTATTTGTGATAAAGCTAATGCATATTCATATATCCATTGCTCCATAATAACATCTCTAATTGCTCTTTCTAAATAACAAGATATTACTCCGTAAAATCGATTACCATCAGGTTGTGGGTACATTTGCATATACTGAGTACGTGAATCAAATTTTACATCACGTCTTGTTGCTAACATTTTTTCTCGGGTGTCCATCCACTCCTTTAAGGTATACCATGATACAAGATCAAATCCATAATTACCTAATGCATAACTAAAATAGGTTTGTTGCGCTAGGGTCTGTTCGAGAGTAAATAACGTGTTAATACCGGTATTTGAACCTTCCTCAAAATCAGATACATCGATTACCTTACGGTAGTCCATAATATCATAATCAAAAACATTTTGATAAAATATAGCATCGGATGCAGATCCTTGAAAAGTAAGAGTGTTTTTCTGAGTTTGTTTAAAGTGTGCAGTTAGGCTTTGATTGAAAGAAGAAATTTGTGAAAATAAAGCATGGTCAAATAATTCTAACTCTTTAATACCCGGGCTCGTACCACTCATTTCATACGAAAATGTTGAAGATAGTTCAACTGAACTAGAAAACACACTACCACTTAAAGTTGAAGTTGCAACAAAAAGCGTTTCACCAAACGCACTAGTGTAGGGAGATCTAGATCCATAAAATTCAGGGCCAGGTCCTATTGGATTATTACCAGCTGTTAATTTTCTATTTGTATCTAAATCAGTATTTGCTAATGTATAAAGTAAATCTAAACGTATTCCTTTATTCTCTTCATACATTCTGGAATCAAATATTAAAAACTCTTGCGTATAACCAGCATATTTTGTAAAATATTCAACTGCGATTTGTATATTTTCTCTAAGTTGATCGGTATGAATTTCTAATGAAACTAAAGGGAATCCTAAAGATCTTTTAATCCTATCACCTAATCTATCATATGTTTCTATTTTAGAGTTTAAGTTTGTTGAGAGAAAAGCCGAAAGGGGCTGAATTGTACATGCAAGTGCCATAAAATTATTTATTCGCGAATAAATAAATATATGGCGACATCACCACCTAAAAGTAATCAGCAAGACACAAGCACGTATTATAACCAAAATCAGTGTTTTTCCTTTTCAAGACATGTTCCTACATCGATAGTACAGCTATCTGGGCAAGATCCAAATGCACCTGCTCCTTTTGGTAGTAATACAAATACAGCACCTGCAGTTGCAGTTAAAGTAGGTCAGCCGTGTTCAGAGGTTGTTATATATAATACTACTGGAGGAGTTTTAGAAATTTTTGTAGATACAAGTGGTAATTACGGAACGGTAAGAGCAGACCATGTAATTCAAATACCTAATAACCACGAGACTGTAGTGAGAGGTCTTACAAATGTTAATCAAGTATCAGCAAAAGCAGGCAGCGCGGGTATAGTACATTATAGAACACAATTCTTTAGCAGTAACCCTGTTAGGTAGGTTCTTCTGTTTCTACTGTATCAACTTCAGCTTCTACATCAACCTCCTCTGGTGCATCTACATCAGCTGGTCCTCCACCAAATTCTGGTATACCACCAGAGCCTCCTCCGCCTACCCCAGCTCCTTCACCTCCGACAGCTGCTTCGCCCTCGGCTAGCTCACCTGCCAATGCTTGTTCTTTCCAAGCAGGCCCGGCTGCAGTAATTTGTGATATCTCCCATTGTAACTCAGCATCTTTTCTTAAAAACTCTCTATTAGCAAGTATGTCTTTATCACGCCAACCGAGATATTTCTTTTGCGCGTAAGTAGCAGATACAAATTCGTTTGAAGCTAAATTATTATAATTATTAGACTTTAACTCTAGTCTTTGATTTTCTCTTAATTCGTAAAAATTAGTCGGAACATTAAAATCGATTTCAATATTTTGTTCATTAAGTTCTAATTTTTCAAATATACCCATTAGGGTTAAGTGTGTAATATAACCTTTTTTGAGACCAGCAGCAAACCTTTGCTGTTGTCTCATAATAAATCTAGCAAACTTTAATTCTTCACGTAATATCGTTGATCCATCAGCTGAAGCTTGATCGTTTGGATCTAATCTCATTGAAGGTACTTTAAGAGCTCTATAAAGTTTCTTAATGAAATACATTAAGTCTGAAAGCTCCCCCAAATTAGCACCACCGGCTAACTGAGATACAGTAGTTCCTTCAGATCCTTGACGTCTAGCGAACCAAAATGCATCAAGCATTGATTGTGGATTAAATTTTTTAACAACATCATTTTGATCAATATCAAATGTTTTTCTAGACCAGTAATTTTGAATTAACTTGCGTAAATATGCTTCTGCTTTTGGCGGAGCCATGTTACCAACATCAACATTAAAAACTAATCTTTCAGGAGCTCTAACTAAACGATAAATTACAATTGCATCTTCAATTAAAGATAATTGTCTGTAAGGTCGTCTAGCATTTTCTAAAAATGGAATTACAAAGTTTTTTGTTTCGTTATATACACCAGAGTTTACATACATTATCTGGTTTTGATCCATTGGTATAAATTCAATCTTTTCAACCTTCTCAGGGTGCTCAGGACTAAAAATAGGCTTTCTATAAATATAACCTTTAACAAGCATATTTTGTATGTTATTGTAAACAGGATCTATAATCTCTGCTGGTAAATTTATCACCCCGAGTACACCATCCTTAACATACCCTTCATGAATAATTTGCTCAAAAAAGACTTCACCTTCAACCATTAACTGTCTAAAGTATTGCCACCCTCTATTCTTTAAATCGTAGTATTCTATATATCTATGAAATTGCTTTTCAAGTTCTTCTTTTTCATCAATTGTTAAATCTATATCTTTTAACTGTAACTTTGTAATCCAACCAGATTCATCTGGGTTAATTGTCTCATCACATATTTCATCTAAAGCATCAGATACTTCAGAGTAAGCAGCCATTATTCTATAGTCTCTCAATCTACCTGCTTTATCGTCTTGTATGTTTGCATACATGACATCACCAAAAGAAGAATCTTTTGCAAAGTCTCCAATAGGTATATTGTTAAAGGGGTTAGAAGAAGATACAGAAGATTTTGCAAGAGCTTCAGCTCTTCTCATACCTGCTTTTGCAAAAAATTTATACTTTGGATTTAATGCATCATTTTCTCCACGCCCGTCAGTTGCGTATGGTAATCTGTTTTGTATGTATTGAACTAAGTTTCTACCGAAAGTCGAAGCACGACCGTCGTTGGTTACATATGAACGATTTTGATTTGGGCTAGTTGATGGTCCTTGTCCTGGCATCTTGTATATATTTATGTTATGTTAAGGATAGAGCTAGTGGCTGGATAAGAAGAACCCCATCCAGCTTCATTAGCTGTTACGAAAGTAAAATTACCGGCAGCGCTTAATGTTGATGTAGGTAAGAAAATATTTAATATGTTATCGTTAACAACCTCATAAAACGATTCACCAAGCTTATATCCGCTAATTGTAGCTGACTTTGCAGAAGTAATTTGTTGATAATTTGAATAAAAAGGATTGTTTGGTATTGGGCCCCCCATATCAGTAGCGCTTAAGAAGAACTCATTATTATAATTAAATCTCTTACCATACAGTATGAAGTTATTAGGATGTGAAGAAAGAAGATCTACTGTTGTTTGATAAAGCTGTGTAAATGTACCAGTTGTTGTGTAGTATAAATTAGTTATTTCGGGTATAGCTGAAATTGTAACAGTTTCAGAATATGCATCTGGTATACCTGTATCATAACTTGATAGCGCTCCATATTCTTGTTGTGTATAAGTTGTGTTGCTTACAACTTCATTATTATCAAGGGGTGAATAAATTCTGTTTGCAAGATTTACAGCTAAGAAGTTATTATCTATTTTATAGATATTACCCGATGTATCTTTTTGCTCTGGAAACAACCAACCTTTGATAGTAAATGTTGTATCAACGGTAATTCTAAATTTATCACTATATGTAGTATCTGTCGGTGTTGTGTAAGATAAATTACCATCCCACAACACTTCACTTCTTATTTCTTGATCATACCCTGCTCCAAAATCTTCTGGTACTTTCCATGAAAGAATAATATAGGGATTATTATACGGTACAAAATTAGATATAATTTGATCTACATCTTGCATATACCTACCAAGTATTGACATATTAATCTCTAAATTAACAGGTACAGGCATTAAAAAATTTGCAGATGATTTAGGGTCATCTTGATTCTGTGCAGGTATATATGTTGGAGCTAGTTTATTAAATACTCTGTCGTTATCTCGAGATATACTCGTTAAATTAATTGCTACAACCGGTAGGGTTAAGTTTTGAGCCTTGTTTACAATATCATACATGACCCGTTGTTTGGGTGCAAATACATATCTAACTTCAATGTTACTCTTTTTTTCTCTATTTTTATTATATCTACTAATAACCGTATCATCAAACGCTGCAATAAATTGCGTTAAAAGATTTTTAATTTCAAAATGAAATGCTCGGTTCTTCATATGTACTTATATATTTATTACAAAAACCTATCGATGAAATATTTCGGTAACTTATGCTTGTTTTTTACAACACTTTCAACAATAGCACCATCTAATATATAGGTTGTACAATAGTCTTTTTTTGACCGAACACCACGTCCGCATGATTGAATTAATGAGCATAGCATTTTGTTTGAATACCAATCAAAATCATCATTCATAAGTCTATCAATTCTTTTATCTTTTGTTGGTAAGTATGGTGCTTTAACAATAATTTGAAAGCGCGCTAAATCATCTTTTAAATCGACACCATGTGACATAGAAGGTGATATTAATACTGTTGGTTTATTATTATATAAATGTTGTTCTAATAGTTCTTCATTACGTACACCAGGCTCTCTAATTAAAAATCTTGAACCATTTATTTTATTTGCCAGAAAAGATGTAATCGTATTATTATGTGTATGTATTATACCTTTATCATCTTTATGATGCTCACAAATTTGTTTTATTTGATCTACTACTTTCGGTAAGCTACGTTTTAAGTTATGATAGTTTAACTTAACTTTTGTATTGCAATATATAGGTGAATCTTTAGCATTAAAAGATGATTCAGCTTCAACATATTTAAACTTATCTATACCTAAACTCTTGCAAAAGTTTTTAGGATCAATAATAGTAGCAGACATTAATATAACTTTATCAGCATATCTAAATAAGTGGCTAGAAAGATTATTTACCTTTAACGGCATAAACGTTATACCTTCTTTATTTGTTTCAAAAAGATATTCACTTTCATTCCATGTTTCAATAATTAAAGAAAGTTTAGAGTGTAAATTTCGTAAACTAACTATTTGTCTTCTAATCTCAACTAAGAATTTTTTATTATTAGAGTTGTTACTATTATTAATTGTATCACGAACTTCTTCTATTTTATCACTTAAATCTAATAATAGATTGTTAATCCACTTGACAACATTGGAATTATTTTTTGAATAAAACGGTCTTACTAATATATCCATCTTACTCAACATTTCGAAGTTAATAGTACAAGAAAACTCTTTTACTAATTGATCTTCTAATTCTGCAGCTTCATCACAAATTAAATATTGTCGTTTCTTTACATGATTGGGTAAAGAAAAAAACATATTATAATTTAAAGCTGCAAATCGATTTATTAAAGCATCTCTCCTATCATTATGATACGGACATTTATGCCTTCTTCTATGATCTTCTAATATATTTTTAGGCATAATTAACGATTCCATCTCAACGTCAATATCTCTATCAATTGTGCTGATGTAATTACTCTTACCTTTAAGAATAGTAGTACCTTTAAATAAGCTCTTATATTGATCTTGTAAAGCCTTAGTTATCGTTAGTGCAAAACATCCTGCTGTAGCTTGCTCCATACATTCATCTTCGTGTGTAAAAAACCCTGTTTGATCAATTTTAAACGCTGTATATGAGGTTATTAAATCTTTAAAATCTTCAGATGGTTCGCTTGAATCATTCGCAAGAGTTTTTGATATAAAGCTTTTACCTGAACCGGTTGGAGCATTACACACAACAAACTTATGACCATCTTTAAAAGCTTGATCAATATTTTTTAAAAGCTTTACCTGAGAAGAGTTTGGAGTATAACCCTCTGGAAATTTTTCTAACAGACCACCTACCACACTTAATTATACAATACCTTCATCAGAAGGCAATATATACACTAAGTTATCATATAATTTAGACTTTGAAGAGCTATCTAAAAATTTTGCTCGAGTTAATTGTCTCACTGGTATAAAAGAGCTTAGGTGGTAGTTAAGAATTGCTGTTGTTTCATCCCAATCCAATTTATATGGATACGGAATCTCATATGATTTTATTGAGTCTTTATATTCCAGGGTGAAATTAATATAGTATTGTTTAATTTGAAAGATTTTAAGCTTACCACGTTTTAACACTTTTTTATCCGTTTTTATTATTATATTCTGTAATAAGAACGGTTTTAAAAAATCTGTTACTTTTTCTAAGCTTACATTCATGAATTCATAAAATTAAATTTCTGCTCTGGAGACATTGGATATAAATTTTCATTAAAATAAATCCAAAAATCATCGTTTGCGGGTATTTTTTGTATTAAGTCACATTGGTTCATATTAATGTTTCGGTAGTCTTGCATTAATATATCCCAAGCAACAGCTAAATTATCCGGACCGAGGTATGCTTTCGGAGGGCCTTTTGGTGGAAAATAATTTAAAGAAACTCTTCCATTAACAGAGTTTAATAAAGATAGAGATTTTGTGCAAATCATTCTCCTCGTAGCGGCTTGACCCTTTTTAATTATTCTACGTGGGAATCTTATTTCACAAACATTATCCAAAAGAATTGAATCAAGAGCTGCTTTCTGTATTAACATCTTGTAATTTACAAATACCAAACATCCTCTCTTCGTTTAAAAATATACCTTTTTTAATCTTACCCTTGCCCTCTATTAAAACACCTGAAATAGTTACTCCCATATTATTTGGAAAAATAACTATATCACCTTCTTTGGTATATTTTACATCAGGACCTGCTAAAATTACTTTTCCTTTTCGCCAAGCTTTTGTTAATGCGTTAGTTGGTACTAAAATACCATTACGTTCTACCTCACCTTGTTCTGTTTCATCTACATATTCTATAAGAAGAATATCATCAAAAATAAAACTTAACTCATAATCATCTATTCCAAAATCACCTTTATCAGGATCAGATAAATCAATTAAACTTCTAGTAGGTGCCAAATTATCTATGCTAGCTGTCGCCATATAGCTATTTAGCTAACTTTTTATTTAATTCAACATATTGTAATAATTCACGCTTTGATATATTTTTATTCTTAGCAATTATACTGATATCAACTTCTTCTTCTTTATCCTTCTTCTTCTTTTTAATATAGTTAATTCTTTTCCATTTTAAACGTGGAATGAGATAATAATACATTCTATATGCTTGTTGTTTATCTTCAAAAATAGTACTAAATTTATTTAGCGTTTCATTTGTAAAAACACACATATCATTATTATAGAATGATAACCACCTATTAAATAGAAAAGGAATAAAGTTTTGTTCTCCTTCAGTGTCTAAAACACCTGCATCATCTTTTCTAGAATAAAATAATTTATTTTGTAATTTAAAAAAGTTCATTATTTACGTAAACGATAGTAGTCATATTCTAATATACCAGTTGTAGAATACCCTTTAATTCTTTCAAAAAATTTAAGTTCCTTTGCATGTTCCTGTCCAATGACAGGTTTACCTCGCCAATCGGAACCTATTATCATTATATCGGGGTTAATTTCTTTAATTAAATCTCGTAAACCCTGGGAACTATCAAAACTACGAACTTCATCTACAAAACGTAGCGATTGAAGCATTTTTATTCTATCAGATAATTTATTATAGGGTCTATCTTCACCCTTATCTTTCTTTACTTTGTCATCTGAATCGACACCAACGTAAAGGTAACCGAAACTTTTTGCATATTCAAATAGTTGTAAATGACCGACATGTAAAATATCAAAACAACCATTCGTAAATATTTTTTTCATACAATAATTTTTGTCGTAGCAACGAACTGATCTCTTACTTCGGTATTGAAGTAATCAATAACAGTCTTGCTAAATGTTTTAATTTGCTTTGCTGTTAAGTTGGATGAATAAGCAAAAGGAGGTGCCTTATCTCCTGCTACAACATTAATACCAGTATGACCTAATGCTACATTATCTTTAGAATACGTAATAGATACACTTACTTTACCAGATTCTCTTACTTGCTTATCAGTTCCAAGGAACTCATCTTGAACTAATAGATCATCACCATCAACCATAATTCCCTTATTAATAAAACCAGATAAAATATTAGCAACTCCTGTATTAAATAATCTCTGAAATGATACAGCACCTAGAGGACACAAGCCAGGAATCTCCCAACAAAAATTAACTGCATCCTGACTATGTATAAAGTCATTTTCTAGCGAATCTTCTAGATCAATTAAAGCATCTTCCACATACATCGGAGCCCTAAACGCTACAATATTACCTTCACCGGCAACATCCTTACGAAAAAATTTATAAGCAAATCTCTCATGAATTAACTTACCATCATATACACCTTGTTCGATAATCATATAACGTATTATATATAATATATACTAGCTTTCAACTATATTGTTATTTTTTATATAGTCTTCAATGTTTATGCACTTATCATCAATCCATAAATCATACGATGGTTTATGCATCATGAGCTTATTATACTTTACACCCCATTCATTAAGCTGGTTAGCAGTTACATATGTCCAGTCTTTTCCGGAATTACCACCTCTAGCTGTATAGTATGTAATATGAGATCCATTATCATATAGATTATTAAAATGCTCAATTAAAGATTTACACGGAGTTGAATTTAAGTAGTCTGATGACTTTGTCTCACAAATTGTGTTATCTATATCAATTAGTAGTTTCATTTTTTTGACTATCCCCAGGCTCTACTCTGTAACTATCATGTTCAAAGTGTTGTGTACTTACTTCTATAATTTCAGAATCTTCTAATGCTTTTAGTTTATGTGGAATATTAGGCTTAATATCAACAACCATTCCTTCATTAATAGTTTTTGTAACACGATTCGCGTTTGTTAAATTATAGTATGACAGCTCCAATCTACCTTTAGCTACATACCACGTTTCTTCTTTTTCAATATGGTAGTGCATTGAAAAAGAGCTATTTTTTTTAAATGATAAAATCTTTAGACAATATTTTTCTTTATTTACTATCCACCTTTCGTTGCCCCATCCCTTAGGGTGGTCTTTATACTGTATAATTTCAGGCCTCATTTATTTTTTCAACTAAACTCTCTACCCAATTATCTGCATCTTCTTCGTAATCAATATCACAATCGACTCTTTCTAATAATGGTGTACCACCATGTCTTATAAGTTCTCTTTCTAGCTCTTTTCCACAACCACAAAAAATATCATATGAACTATCTCCTAGGCCAAGAACAGCAATAGATTTATCTATACCTAGTGGCTCAGAATTTCGTAAACTTTCAAAAAAAGGTACAGCTTCATCTGGTGGTTCACCCTCACCCCATGTACTAGTTATTCCTACAATACAATCTGCTTCTTGATGTAAAAAATTAATTTCCTCATTATCATCTAAGCAGAACTCATTAACAGTATGACCAGCATCCTCTAGTGCACTCTTAGCGTTGTCTGCTACAAACTCAGCGTTACCTGTCATACTTGCATATATAAGTGTTATTTTTTTCATAAATTTATTATATAATATTATACTGAGAATAATATAAACTCAACTATCATATTTTATAACACTCCTAACATCAGTTGAACCGTGTAAAAAAGCTAAGTCAATAAAAACTAATTTACCTAACACCTCATAACCGGCTTGTTTGCATAACTCTTCTGCAGCATCCATGGTTCCACCTGTAGCATAAACATCATCAACTATAATAACTTTACCTTTACCAGGTTGCATTTGAATCGTATCATTACCGTATTCAAGATCATAAGTTTTTGATTCTACCGGTGGAGGAAGTTTATCTTTTTTTCTAATAAGCTTCAACCCTTTATTAGAATATTGCGATAATGCCGAGGCAAAAATAAATCCCCTCGAATCAATACCTACCCAATAATCCATATATGTTTCAAATTTAACAAACATTTCAAATATTGCTTGTCTAAAAGCCTTGGGATCGGCTAATAATGGCTGTATATCTTTAAATGTAACACCTGGGATCGGAAAATTTGGTATATCAGTTACATATGGAGTAAAATCTGTTATAACAGAAGAATCAAATTTAGAAAAATCAGCCATAATATATAATAATATCTAAATATTAAATTGCAATAATTCTTGTACAAACTTAGCTGGTATTTGAGTGCCATGCAAACGAAATTCTTTATTGTTAGTATCTTCGAAAGCTATTCGTAAAATTTCATCTGCAGCTTCATGAAGCGACATCAACTCTATAACACCGTAAGGTTCACATTTATTTTCTTTTAAATCTTGACATACACCCTTTCCTAATAAAACAGGAAGCTTAATTACTTTACCTTGTTTGTGATTTGCTAATAAATATCCCCCTGCTTTTTGCTTATAAAAATTGTAAAAATTATTTTGCTCTGAATAAGTAGACGTAAAAATTATTTTATGCTCTTTGTTTGTATCTACAAATTTTTTAAACTGTTTATAGCAATTTTTCTGAGCTTTTTTATCATTTTTATCTCTCATATCCCAGGTATGGTATATGAAAACGACTTTTGGTGATAATCTAAACCCTGGGCTAATATATCTAATTTTATATTCTAACTCTTTACCAAGTTGCCCATTACCATTTTGTAATACAATCATATAAATTCACTATGAATTATATTCTCTTTAATTTCTTCTTGTAGCTCGAGTAGTTCTTTTTTGACTGCATCTCTTGCCTCACCTTCAACACTATTATAAGCTTCATGTATATCCCATACAGCTTTATTACTCTCATGAGGCTTACATAGTTGTGTACAATTTTTAAAGCATTCAACGTTATCTATTTGATGCATTATACGTTGTCTCTCTTGTACATCGTCCCAGACCTCTTTAAAGGATTTTTCATGTAAAGATCCATAGCTATATTGCTTATATCCACGGTGATTAGTACACACGTAAACATTTCCATCAGCTCCTACACAGGGCTGCACTTGAGATCCCATACATTTTTTATACCTACGACCGAATAAAGACCTATCTTCTATTAAGTCGCTTAATTTATACCCATTAATTTGAAATTTATGCCCAAGAATTTCTTTAGCGGCATCTAGCTGAGGCTCTACATTTTTATTCCAAAAATCTAAATCTCTTTGTACACCGTCTTCTCTCTCTCGATTTACAATTTCAGGTTTATATTGACAATAATCTACATCTACATCTGCAAAGAATTTTGCAAAGTCTACAACCTCATGACACGTGTCAGGTGTGATAACAAAACCAACACCAATGCCAATTTTTTTACCCTTATCCTTGTTAACTTTAATCAACTTATTTAAGTTGCTCACCATCTTATCCCAACCTTGATTACCTTTAGCACGTCTAATATTGTTATAAGTTTCCGGTGTACCGGCATCAATAGAGAATCTTACCCATGTCATGTTATCAACCATTGTTTCAAACAGATCCCATCTATCAAGCAATGTACCATTAGTAAAAATACCCATTTTAATATCTGAATTTTCACCAATGTATGCAATTGCTTCTTTTAAGTGTTTATTAATTGTTGGTTCGCCACCTCCTGTCCAGTTAATGGCCCTCACACCCATATCAACAAAATCTTTACATGCTCCTAACAATATATCTCTAGGCATAACTGTCTTATCATATGTTTCAAGATTTTTCGATTCAGGTAAATGTATATAGGAAGATATACAAAAGTAACATCCATGATTACATGTATTACTCGGATCTATCTCTACTAGAACTGGGGCCGGGTTTTTATCATCTAAATAATCTATTACCCTATCTGCATTTGCATAAATTTTAGCTGCAGGGTTAAATATTTTACCTGATGTTAGTATTTCTTCTTTATTAAGCATTTTTGTTTAACCAGTTTATAAAGAACAACGTCGGGTCTTTAAAGTATTCTTTTAATACGTCATTAAAGTACTTTTTTGCTAAGTCTCCACGTTGTTTTAATTCATCTATACTTGTATTATATATTGTAGTTAATTCATTTGCCATATCTTTTGGTGACATATCACCAATTACTTTAAACATAAATGACGTGTCATATTGATCTTCACCTACTTGATAAAAATCTTCATTTGAAACAATTACTGGTACTCTACCATACGCGCATGTTTCCCATACACGTGTAGATGCTATACCTGCTCCACGTGGACAAAGAGATAAGGGATGTTTTAGCATAAGCTCTTCAAAAATTAAATGAGGTTCAGATCGGGATGGAGCAGGTCCAAACCACCCAGCTGTCATATAAGCTTCGCGACGTACACGGTTTTCATTTAATGTTGGTTCTTTCAATGCTTCAAACAATACTTGTCTTGTAGGGTGATTAATACATCCCCTAAAACCAAAACCGGATTTTTTTGGAAAATCAAAAACACGTTCATCTTTTAAACAGTCCATCATTAAAGAGGAAAAACAAGGTCTTGTAAAAAGTTTATAATAATCAAACCTCTTTAAAGGCCCCATAGTCGTTAAGATACACTTACGAAGCCACTCTGGTATCTCCCAACCTCCTTCACCTTCCATATCTACAATATGTTTATGTTCATTACCTTTAAAAAATTCAAACTCACTACCATCAGATTCGTATAATTTTATATTACTATCTTCACGAATTTGACCAATATGAAAATAATCTGCTTCATTAGGATTATTAACAATTGTACAATGTTGTGTCAGACCATCTATACCTAACGGTATACAATTACGATATGGACCGTCATCAATATTATGAGGTGACGCTTGAGGATATCTATATAATTTCATAAAGCGAAATATTTGCTAATTACAGTTACACCTTGCTTCTGCACTACATCAGTAGCGCATTCATTTGCAAAATTTATACTCTCTTCAATATTGTTAGTTCTTAAATATTTACATACTAAACCAGCTAAAAAAGTATCACCAGCACCAGAAAGATCTTTTATTTCTACATCTTTAACATCATATTGTATACCTCTATATATAGCTCCTCCTGAACCTAGTGTCGTTATAATATTCTTTTTATTTGTAAAACTTTTTTCTGATTCTTTAAATTCCTTTCTATTAATTTTAATAAATTTAATATTTTTTGCCCAGTCGCCTATAATTTTTTTTGTATCTAAAAATGTAATAGGGTGATTGTAAGAAATAAATTCTATTTCTTCCTCTGTAATAAAACCTTTATCATAATCTGAAATCACCACAGCAGAATAATCTTCTAAATTAATTTGCGCGCTATAATCCTTATATGCTGTATTTAATTCTGCTTTTGTATCTATACGAATAAACATATGATTGGTTTTATGATCTACATATCTTGTTTTAACTATATTTTTATAATTTAAATTTGTGTAAAACTCTGCTTCACATTTTAAAGCTAATAAATTATTATGCACATTACCTGCCATTCCTCTATTTTCTTCAACATGTAATATGTCTAATAAGGGCACCGGTGCCTCTGGGCAAAGACGTTCACATTTACAATATACAAATTTATCTATACAAGAATCGCCAAGTAATAATATAGGTTTCATATTAATCTGTTTCTAAGTTATATATAGTTTTAATATTTTCTTTATTCGAATTTCCTAAAGGACCAGATGTAATAATCTGTTTAAGTATATTAATATCTTTAGTTCTTTGTTCTAAACTACCTCTCCATAAATCAATACTATCATCATGCGGGGCATCTGAACCTGTTTTATAGGTTTGATCATATTCTGCTTTTCCAGATCCCCAATGACAATGCTCAAAATATACCGGTGTGTAACATAATCGGCCTAACTTTCTATATATGTAAGTTAACCAGTTATCTGAATAATTATAACCCATTCCTACCGGGTGCACATAACCAACTTGCTCAATTGCTCTTCTACTTAAAAACCCATGAGTGGCTAGAGTACCGTTAGGTTGCATACCATCTGGTCCAAATACCAAACATACCTTATCTGAATAACGATTAAATTCTTCAGCTATTAAAATATCCCAATTTTTAGTTTTAAAGTGTACATCATCTGCTGAGTACATTATAATATCACCTCTACATTTACTAAAAGCACGGTTATACATATCAGCTAATTTTGGCTTATCCTTATTAACAATAGCTGTTCCGGGTATTTTATCTAAGTGTGTATTAATATTTCCAGATTTTATAAAGTCGATAGTATCATTATCATCACTATCAACATAAAATATAACTTCAACCTGTTTTGGCTGTAATGTATTATCATTTAAAGTCTTTAAAACCTTCTTAAGATTTTCAACTCTATTCTTAGTAGGTATAATTATTGATATCATTTTGCTGGTATAAATGAATGTAAAATGTGGTTATAATCTAACTGATCCTTCGAAAGAAAGAGTTTTTCTTTAATATAATCTTTCAAAGTATTGTTCTTAACATGTCCTTCTGATGTATATAAGTCTGCATTATGTATTAAAACTTCTCCTAACTCTTCATAACCCAACCCAACTTCATAAGCTTTAGGATCTTTTACTATTTTTTCCATATCAGCACAACCATATAAATTATTCCATGGTACTTGACGAGGTCCTACATGATCATAACTGAGAGTAGCTCCATCTTTTTCTTTAATATGAGTAAGAATTATATCTTTAATAATTACCCATTGCTTTTGTATACTAGCATTTAAAAAAGAAAATACTGACTCTGTACAATATGCGTTAAATATATCTGGTATAAGTTTTCCAAAAGTTTTTAATAAATCATTTGAAAAATATGAAACGTGTAAATTACAGCATTTACCTACAGGCATTATAAAATCTTCTTCTTTAATATAAGGGTTATTAACATGATCTCTTTTAAACCAATGATGACCGTGGTCTGTATCAGTTTGAAAACTAATCATACTAAACTTTTTAGTTTCAACTCTTTCATCTATTTCATTTAGTAGATTAAAATTATCCTCTGTATTTACCCCTGAGTCAATATACACATAACCGGTAAATTCGTTAAATCTTTCAACACATTTTAAAACAGTCAAATTAAAAGTTATATTAACAGAAAGAAAATTTTCTGTATAGCAAAATGTTACTTTATTTTTAAATTCGTTATAAAGCTGATCTTTTGTTTGCTGTGAAACTCTACAACCACTTACTGCTACATGAAATTTTTTATGATTAAGTTTAAGTAAATTATTAATACACTTACTATACCACTCAAAATTTCTCTTACCGATTTCACATATGTTATATATAATAAGATATTTGTTATTAGACATTATTAAGCAGTGTTATAAGATTAGTAATTTTTTCCCTTTCTAATGAAGGATAATTACCGATGTACCAACTATAATTATGCACGTGCTCAATATTTGCAAAGCTTTGCTGTAATGCTTGATCAGTCATTCCTACTTGCCATGACCTACCTATTTTTTCCGCATGTCTACTAATATATGGCTGTCTAAGTTGATTACCACCACCAGATAAACCACGTCTAAATTCTATATTATTTGATTTAAGCATACTTTCGACTTTATTACGTTGCGTTATATCAGCTTCTTTCATTATAACAATAAAAGCATAATTACTTTGACCTTTAGTATCTAAAGTAGTAACATATTTTGTTGAATCTAATTTAGATAAAAAATATTCGAAATTATCGCGACGTATATCATTATTACTATCAAGAGATTTAATTTGCGATAAACCTAAGACTGCGTTAAGTTCTGTACTTCTAAAATTATACGCTGGTGATAGAAATATAAAATCCGGATTTAAGTCGGGGTGATCAAGTTTAACTTGTTGTTTAAAGTCTTCACTCTTACACTCTCTAACCATACCATGGGAGCGACTAAATCTCAAGATATCATAAAATTCATCGTTATCAGTACACACCATTCCTCCTTCAATCGTAGACAGGTGGTGTGCAAAGTAAAAACTAAAATTACTAACATCGCCTATTGAACCAGCTTTTTTATTTTTAAAAGTAGCTCCATGTGACTCGCATACATCTTCTATTAATAGAAGATCGTGTTCTTTGCAAAGTTGTATAAGTTCATCAGTAAGACCGTTTAGACCTAATACATGCGTTAGAAATATAGCTTTTGTTCTTGTAGTAATAGCTTGTTTTAGTTTTTGAATATCAAAGCTTAAATTAGATAAATTTATATCTACAAACACAGGGTTATGTCCAGTGTTTAAAACACTAGCAACATCTGAAACCCAAGTAAGCGGTGGAACTATAACTTCACAAGGACCATACTTATATTGTAAAAGTTGCATAGTCATATAATTTGCACTTGAACCAGAGTTTACAAATACGCTATGTTTTACACCCAACCATTCTGACCACTTTGCTTCAAATTCTTCTACTTTTGGACCGTTAGTTAGTCTTGGAATTGGATCTTGCTGTAAAAAATTTACTAACTCGTTAACATCTTCACGAGTTATATTATCTGACATTAATGGTATATTATAATTCATTTTTCGTTATAGTAATCACCCCACTCTACTAGTATAGTCGATTTTCCATCTTCGCGAAGCAACGCTTTTGTATATGCAGGAAAGATATCCTCTGGTTCATCTAGACGAATAACTTCTATATTTTTACACATGCTGGAAAATGCTTCCGTATAATCACCTGTATGTTGATGATGAGGATGTAAAGGTCTTACTGATCCAACTCCTGTTCTAATAATAGCTTTAGTTTTAAAATCTGATATCATTGGAAATTTATCCAAATGATTTACAATCTGATTTGTACCTAACAGTAAAAAATTCCATCTTGGAAATATACTTACCGGTATTTTACCTGCAAGAGCAATTCCATTTGTCATACCCATTTGTAAATCTTCACATACCGGTAATTCAAGTTTTTTTTCATTTGATACATCTTTAAGTGTATTAGTCATCCCTGTACCAGCGCACTCAACAGCTTGACCTAAAAATAAAGTCTTAGGATGCTCAGCCAGCATCTCCATAGATCGTTTTAATTCATCAAAATATTTCATATTTAAAATTGTACACGTTGACCAGCACCAGCATGCGGCCATTTAGTTTCATATGTATAATGATATACATAGTCATCATTAATTCCATCGTATGGGTGATCTTTTGCACACCAAACTTCTTTTGTGTCAGTACAGACAGACTTACCGTTGTCCTCAATAATAAATTTAATAGGTAAGTCATGGGCTTTTGAGTATCTTAAACACTCATCAAAAGAGCCTGTTAAAGCAGTCATATCACCAACAAAGCAATATACTTTATTTGTACCGCCACTTCGTTTAATATCTAACGCCAGACCGACACTTATAGGTAATATACCGGTAACGATAGCTGAAGAAAATACTCTATATTCTGGAAAGTTTAAAGATATAGAGCGACCTGACATAATCTCTGATTTAACTTGTTCTGGCGGTACACCTTTAAGTAAACATTGATAATGACTTCTCCAAGTACATAATACCCAATCATCTTTGTTTATATCTTTAAATATTTTAATACATTCATCTTCGTTACCTGAATAAAGATGTACAGGAGCTTTAATTTTTGAATTATTAAACTCTTCAGCTATATCTTCTTCAAAATTAATTAAATCTTTACTAGTTAGCATCACTATATAATTTTCTTTTAAGTTTTACTTTTGTCATCTCTTTAATATTATCTACTTGCTTTTGACCATATTTTTCTTTTACAAGATTTAAAAAAGGTTTGTAATTATGATATTCATTATAAGCATCATCTCTAAATTTTAGAATCTCACCTGCAGTACATTTATCTGTCGGTGACGGTAAGGTATTATATCCAAAGAAAGAATAGTCTTCATATGTCTTTGGTAAACTATACCCTTTATCTAATGCATCTTTATATAACTGACTACCCGGTAGAGGCATTGCAGCATAAGCATTCCATCCCATTGTACATAATCTTTTACTTAAATCAAGAGTTTTACGCATAGACGCTTGAGTATCACCCGGTAAACCAAAGATAAAATTACCCATTACGTTAATATCAGCTTCGTGTATTTGTCTAACTACCTTTTCTATATCTACTTCTTCAAACTTACCTTTTGCTACTTCTAATCTTACTTCTTTTTCACCGCTTTCAATACCTAAAGCTAACCATTTGATACCAGCAGCTCTAACAGTCTTAAGTAAATCAGGTCTTCTCACAGTATCGATCCGTGAATAAGCCCACATTGTTAATTTGTCTACATATGGGCGCTCACTTAAAGCTTTGCAAAGAGGTTCATAATATTTTTTATTAAACAAAAATAACTCATCTGTTATTTTTATAGTATAAACGCCTAATTCAGCTAGTTTATCAAATTCATTAATAATAAACTCCGGAGACCAATGTCTCATTAAGCTATAATTACCAGCTACACCTACTTCCTCTTCATCATTTCGATTTAAAATGTTTATCATGCAGAAGTTACATCCAAATTGACAACCTAAAGAAGTTTGTATTGCAGCATACGGAGATCTTTTTTCTTCATCATATTCAGCATGCCACATTGGTGCTCTATATAAGTCAAGCGGCTTATCTTTATATGGTAAAAGGTCCCAAGCATAACCTGGTAAGTCAATATCCATTCTATCTCGCGGAACAACTGCTTCAGATTGATTAAATGTAGGTTCGCCATTCTTTCTCCAGGCAATTCCTTTAATATCTTCTAAATTGTTTATATCAATCTCATCTAAAGATAAAATATTTCTTAAAGCATAAACACCTTCGTTAGTAAAACAAAAATCTATCGAAGGTTCGTCACGTAATGCTTTAATTGGTAAAGCTTGTACATGTGATCCGACATAAGCAATTGGTGTTTTAATATTATTAGCTTTTAAATGGTTAGAAAGGTATACAGAGCCTGACATATTAACTGTACCAGCATTAACATTTTGACCATATACAACAAAACAAACTAACCGCGGTTTAAGTTCCTTAACTCTTTCGAGAACATCATCAGCATTTAATTGCTCAGCATTTGCATCACATATTGCTACTTTATATCCAATAGATCTGCACGATTCAGCTAATAATAAAGCCCAGGTTGGTGGTTCAATAGCCGCATACGTTGTTGCTAAGTCTTGATATATACCCTTTGTATTACCTGGTGTTATAAACAGTACATCCATTATAAATTTGTAAAATCTTTATTTTTAAACGTGGTAATTAACTCATAACCTTTAATAAGTTCAACAATACCATCTTCTATTGTAAATTTAGGTCTCCACCCTAAATTTTCTAGCTTTTCATTTGATACAATATAGTTTCGTTTATCAAAATCTTCAGTAAACTCTTCTTCTATTATAACTAACTCGGGTATATATTTTTTAATAGATTGCGCTAGCTCTAATTTACTTAAATTTGCTGTAGATAAACCAACATTAAATGGTTCTCCTACACATTTATCATAATTTTCTATTACAAATAAGAAGGTATTAGCTATATCTCTTACATGTATATAATTTCTCTTAAAAGAAGACTGAAAAAGTACTAATAATTTATCTGTAACCGCGCGGTAAACAAAATCATTTACAAGAAGGTCTAATCTCATACGTGGTGATAAACCAAATACAGTTGCTAATCTTAAAGCAACTCCAGATCGATCACTATCTATTACAGCAGTTTCTGCATGACATTTAGTTTTTGCATAATGTGAGAGAGGTTTAAACGGACTCTCTTCAGTAATAATATTTTCTGAGGAACCGTATTGAGAGTTAGTATTAGGAATTATTAATTGTTGATCTTTAGAAGTTTTTTCAACAATTGTAATAATTTGTTCTAAATTAACTTCAGTAGCTAACTCAGGATTATTATCACATGCTGGCATGCCTACGATTGCAGCTAGTGGAATTATAATATCAAAATCTTTTAAATTAACTAATGTTGTAATATTTCTAATATCGCCTTTAATAAAGGTAAAGTCCTTATTATAGCAATACGAAGTTAAGCTTCGTTGCTTGTATGTAAGATTATCAATAACGGTTACCTTATATTTTTTATCCAGTAATGAACCTACCAATATACTTCCTAAGTAACCTGCACCTCCGGTAATTAATACTCTTTTTGATTTCATAAATTAATTATCTCTATTAGATATTATAGCTTTGTTTAGATCGAATGGCCAGTTAAAATTATAGCTTTTATCATGCCATTTAACAGTATATTGATTATCTGCGCCTTCATAGTGTTCAGTCATTTTATAACTAAATAGACACTCGTGACTGATACAATAATGTCCATTAACGCAATCAGCCGGTACTAATACTTGCTGTCTTGTTTTATTATCTAAATAAAATTCTGCCCATTTTTTTGTTGATGGTTGTGCTACAACAAGATATATTTTACCGTATAAACAAGAAATAAGTTTCCATGTCTTATTATCTCCATGTAACCCTCTAAATACTGGCCACTTGGATTTTGAAAACGTATCTAGTACAAACTCTTTGTCTTTAAAACTAACCTGCAAATATTTATCTGATGAAATTTCTTCTTTAAACTTTAAACTATCGTAAGACTCAAAATTATGACCCCTCTCATCCTTATAAAGCTCTGGAGTAAATAGAGTTAGTCCTTTAATTTCATTTATATTAAATTGTGTCATTAAAATTTTACCTTCCCTCTAATAATATCAAATAACATAATCCAATCACATACTTTAGCTTTTATTGGATGTTTAAAAGCTGCGGGTTTGTTCTTTTCAAAAAAAAAGTGACCAGACCAAGCAAACGGGTACACAATAAATGGTAATAACAACACCAACGGTAGAAAGAATAAGCTTATTGTTAATAAATATATAACTAATATTAAGTATAATATTGTCATTACTTGACCTAATACATGCAACCTTCTACAAATTTTATTTTGATGTAAAGATAAATAATGTTTATAATAATCTTTAATTTTCATCTTTAAAAATATCCCAGTTTTGTAAATCAGATTTAAGTTCAGCAGCCAAACAATCAGTTTTAAGATCAACTCTTTCACCAAGTTCGTTTGAAATAACATTTTTAGCTGTATTTCTTACACCATTAATTGAATGGGTTAATTTAAGTAACAGAGCTTCATTATCATCTGCACTGCTTCGTACCTTACTTTCATTCTCCCAAATATATCTATTGGAAAGCATAACTATACTAATAGCTCTTATTAGCTCTGCTGTTAAGTTAACATCTTTTTCTTTAATAATTTCATCGATATCGTGCTTAATATCATTTATTTCTTTATCATAAGCTTCTTTATTTTCTGGAATAAAGATTGACTTTAATTGACAGATTGTCATTCTATCAATTAACTCTGCAAACGTTGGTAAGTATTTTCTATTTGACATTTTTAATTTCTTTTAAGGTTTTTATAACTGCATCTATCTCAGTATCAGGTACTGATGTAGGACCCACTCCATGTTTATCTGTAAATTTACTCCATGCATCTTGAATATTAGATTGCCAGTCTTTTCTCGGTCTAATAGCAGAACTATTCTCTGAGCAAGCTTGTTCTTCAACATAATCAAGACTATTACTAATATCTGGCCACCACCAATACGGGGTACAATATTTCTTTTTAGCTAATTGATAAGAGTGGTCTACATGCTCAAACGCGTTAGTATAATTTTCATCATATATACCTACATCTTCTAAGCACTCTTTTGTGTAAAAACAAACAGCACCTACACAATGTTGGTTTAAAGCAATTTGAATGTTATTATAATCAATAAGCTTACGTGGAACAGGCTTACCACCACTTATTCCAGCTTTATTTGCCGGTCCGTGATAAGCAAACATAAAGTGATGTATACCTGTCTCCTTATAAGCTTTAATATATTGTTTAAATAGGTTATCTTTAAACATCATATCATCTTCAACTAAAATAACATAATTGCAACCTTCATCTAATAGATATTCAATTGCAATGTTTTTTGCCTTACCAACACCTTCACCACCTTTTGTTTGTATAACTGCTGCTCTGCTATTATAAAGAGGGCCTTTACCATCATTCACAACAACAATACTATCACACCACTCTTCTTTAATTGATTCTCTACATTTTTTAAAGAATTCTGGACGATTACATGTAATAATTCCTACACCTATCTTTTCACTCATAACCCAAACTTCTTGTATAGTTCTCTTTCTTTCTCTTCTTGATCTAAAGCCATTTTTTGTTGAGTTACTAACTGCTCTAATTCATCTATATTATTAAAAATTGATTCATCATCTCCATACATACCGCCTTCTGCAGTAATATATTGCTGTATAAGATCTATTCTCTCTTGTCCTTTGTGAGGTAATTCAATTATACAAGGTGAATCACCCTTTGGAAAAAACACATCTGATTCAGGGTTTTGAGAATATTGTAAATACATTGAATGAAATATATTATCAATCTCTGTTATAAAATTTTTATCAATATCTCTTACTCCATCATCTTCAATAGACTGTGATTCATCAAATCTACATAAAAATATAATATCTAAAAATCTCATTGACTCTTTCATAAGTTCAATTTGCTCTTGAATATATGAATTGGAAAAACCATCAATCTTCTTTTCATTACACCATAAAGAATAAACAATATTATCTAATGGACATCTATCATATATAATATTACTGTCTTTATCTGCAGATTGAACTTGATCAATCATAAAGTTCAATATTTTTTCTTGTGTATCAGTAGTAGTGTTTGAAGAATGAGGTAAATTTTCTTCTTGTAAAACTTCCCTATAAGTCTTTTTTGGGGTTATATAATTATCCCATGTATATAAAAAACTTTTTACAAGTGTTGTTTTACCACTATTCCCTGTCCCTGAAAATGCAATTCTCATACTATATATATGTCGTTAAACCTTTAAAGCCATATCCCAGAGCAGTAAGTGTAGACGTGGTGAAAAGTTAACGTTCATTGCCTTAGCATACTCTGCAACAGCAGGAGCTTTATTAACATGCTCCTCTCTACTACCACTACATGGCATAAACCACACTCTTTGTTTAGGTATATTTACATCACCATCTTCAACATACTTACGCCATATTTCATCAATATCTTCAGACTGTGAAATAACGAACTTAAATCCTGAGCCTACATCTCTATGCCATTTTAGTACTTCAGGTTTATACGTCCTTTTCTCTGGATCTCCATTAGTAGTTAATTTAGGTGATGTTGTAAAAGTAGCTCTATAAAGATTAACCCACTTTTCATCTGGCTTAATAGTAGCATTAGTTTCGAAATCAATAATAGGACCAAACTCATACTTCTTAATAAAAGCTTCCATAAATTTAAGTAAACCTTTTTGCTGTACCATCGGTTCACCACCGGTAATTTTAAATATAGCTCCAGCTTTTAACTTATCAACAAGATTATGATCTTCGAAATATTGAAAGATTTCATTAAATGTCATTTTATTTTTAACAGACCAAGATATAAATGAATCACAACCATGAGGTGAATCTTCTGATGCAAAACCCTGACATGTTAAATTGCACATTGATAATCTAAAAAATACCGAAGGCATCCCTACATATTCACCTTCACCTTCAAGAGTATAGAATGCTTTATCATCTGATACTAATAAGGTTTCTTTATCACAATCTATAGACATATATTAAATTATATGAGTTGCGCGTGGTTTTTCAACTAAATAATAATATATATGAGTGTTAAGACCGCACGTAAACGTCGGGCAAGCTCTGAGTTAGAGCTTGCGGAAGCATTTGAACATAACCATTTATTTTCGTTTAAGATAAAGCGACCGTTTTATTTTAATCCGGCCCATAAATTGTTTTATGATTGTATACGAAATAAAGATACAAAAATGGCCTTCGTGGATGGACCAGCTGGTAGTATGAAGACATATATTGCAGTCTATGCTGGTTTACAGATGATACGTAATGAGGAGTTTAATAAACTAGTATATATTCGCTCTATAGCTGAATCAGCTGAAAAAAGTCTTGGAGCTTTACCGGGGGAAATTGATGATAAATTTTCTCCATATGCCATACCTCTAGATGAAAAGGTTACTGAAATTGCTGGTTATGGTGTTTGTTCTAATTTAAAAAAGCAAGGAACTATTGAAGCTATACCAGTTAACTTTGTTAGAGGTTTAACCTTTAACAAAACATTAGTAATTGTTGATGAAGCACAAAATTTATCTAGAAAAGAGCTTACAACAATATTAACAAGATTTGGAAGGGATTCTAGATATGTAGTTATTGGGGACTGCAATCAAGCTGATGTTAATAAATCCGGATACAAAGAAATATTTAACTCATTTAACAATGATAAATGTGTAGAAAATGATATATTTTCTTTTAAATTTGGTAATTCAGAAATTTCTAGAAGTAAGATACTGAGATTTATTTGCTCTATATTAGGTACTTAACCCCAAGTAGTACCTTCAAACCAATTACCTTTACCTTGCGTAGGTTTATTGCCTACAACAGCTCCTTGTTTGGGTTTAGGAATTTGTTGTAAAGGTGTTTGTGGTGTAGGTGTTGTATCTTCCTCTGGTTGTACAACTGTTTTAGTTCCTTCTTCGTCTAAAAAAATAGTTTCTTTTTCAATTGGTTTACTAACTGATGCAAAATTACTACCATGTTCAAATACTGTTACGTTTTCAACCCAGACTCTACCTTCTGTTGTCTCTTCAACGTATGTATCTGCAGTCTTAAAACACCACTCAGCAAATTTTTCAATTCCAACACCACCATCCATAATTCGAAGATCTGCAACACCTGCTTCATTTAACGCTGTTAGAAGATCTAATTTAGGATCATCACCTGCAACAACTAAAGTATGATCAAATTGATTATTAAATATTGTTTTAAGTTCTTTAAGAGCACCAAAGTCAAATACCCAATTATTTTTATCTAGATTATTGCAACCAAACGTTAGTTCTGCTTTTAGTTGATATCCATGAATAAATCTGCAATGTGAGTCTGAGTTAGGCTGGCGAAAGGCAGTAGAGCCAAGTTCAATTACTTTCGAAGATGTATAAGTCATAATATAATTATAATGTGATAGGAAAAAAAATCAACTATACTAGTAATTTTAAAAGGCTCTCCCTCGTCCAGTCTCGGTTAATTAATTAGTCTATAAGCAAAGTCAACTGTCTCAGCAGAATTCTTTGGGAACTATTTTCATTTTTAACTCTAGGGTTAGGTAATACATTTTTTGGATTAAACGCATAACCAGCTTTGTTACCTGCTGTAGCTACTGTTATACGGCCGTTTGGGTTAAGTTGCTTAACGATTCCGGGTTCACCTGTAGGCACTTTTGTTGTACGAACTAACACCTCTTGACCTACATTAGGTTTAAATACGGCAACTTTTTCTTTAGTTTTCTTTTTCTTCTTCTTTTTTATATCTGGTTGCTCTTCACCTTTTGGTGACCTAACTGTAGACCATGCTCTATCATCCTTATCCCATTTAACTACTAAAGGTTTACTAAATATTTGTCCTTTCTTTTCTTCACCAGTTTCATCATCATAATCCAACTCAGCTACATCTATAACTCTTATATCACCGGAACCTCGAAAGGAACCTATAGGTAATAAAGCTAAATCCTCTATATAGCTTTTTAATTTAGCATCTTTACCAACTGCTTTTTTTTGTGCCTCTTTTTCTTTTTCATACCCAGCTTTAGCACCTTGTACAATACCCCCTACACTAGCCTTAACCCCGGCATCTGATGCACTTTTTAAAGCGCCTCCGGCAGCTGCAGCACCCCGTGCAGCGCTAGCTAAGCTCTTTCTAAGTAAAGAGCCAAACCCTTCATTTAATAATTTTTTTTGAGATTGTTTACTCATCTACAATATTTAGTCTTGAAATAGAAATATTGTAACTATAATAATAATATACATGAGTAAAAGTAAAGAAGATACTAATTATGAATGGTTAGGTGAAGATGATGAACTAACTGGTGAAAAGGATATTATTGCAAAAGAGTTAATGGGCGAGGAGTATAGCAAGAGTTATTTTCCTCCTATTAGAGTTTATGATGATAAAGTTAACGCTAATAAAAAATATATTTCTTCATTACCTGATCTTCAGAACGGACCTTCTAGTTTAATTCAAGGAGCAGCAGTTCCTATTCAACAAGTTGGTATACATAATTTTAAATTACCTTTAACATACAAGAAAAGAAATGGTAAAACTATTGAACTTGAAACAAGTGTAACAGGTAGTGTTAGTTTAGAAGCTCATAAGAAAGGTATTAATATGTCACGTATTATGAGAAGTTTTTATGATCATAAAGATGAAACGTTTAGTATAGATAAAATTAAAGATGTTTTAGAAACTTATAAAAATAATCTTAAGTGCTTTGATTCTAGAATAATGCTTAAAATATCTTACCCTATTAAGCAAAATAGTTTACGTAGTGGTTTAGAAGGTTATCAGTATTATGATGTAGTATTTGAAGGTGATTTAACTAAAGATGGTCAATTTAAAAAGTATATTCATTTTGATTTTGTTTATTCTTCTGCTTGCCCTTGCAGCTTTGAGTTAAGTGAGCATGCTGAAAAATATCGTAATAGAGCTACTGTACCTCATAGTCAAAGAAGTGTTGCTCGTGTTAGTGTTAGATTTGAAGATATGCTTTGGATTGAAGATATTCAAGAGTTATGCCTAGCGGCTTTACAGACTGAGACTCAAGTTATGGTTAAGAGGGAAGATGAGCAAGCATTTGCTGAAAAGAATGGTGCTTATTTAAAGTTTGTAGAAGATGCAGTTAGATTGCTTTATGAAAAACTTACTAATGAATCTCGTATTTTAGACTTTAAGATCGTTGCTTCTCATAACGAAAGCTTACATAGTCACAATGCTGTATCGGTTATTGTAAAAGGTATTGAAGGTGGTTTTAAAGCTGGTGTTACTAGAGATGTTTTTGAATCTACTGGATTAAGATAAGGAACATTTCTACAATAAAGGAATGAATATTTTTGTAACGGATGACGACCCTATCGTCTCTACTTATAATTTATGTGATCAACATGTAAGATCAAAGATGCAAATTGAAGGAGCTATTATGTTAGCACATGCATTTCCTCAAGAAGTGTTAGATCATCCTTCTACTCCTAGAACTTCAACAGGAAAACCTCGAAGAAGAGGTAAAGGTTATTTCAACCATCAATGTTCTATATGGGCAAGAGAAACTAAAGATAACTTTATATGGTTAGTTGACCATACGCTGGAAATGTTTACTGAACGTATGTATAGGTGGCCTGAATCTAAAGAGCATTTTACAAAAACGTTTATTGAGTGGTGTGGTCAAAATATTCATAATACAATTATGAGTAAAACTGGTTTAACCGATTATGCTTTAGCTATCAGTAATGATTGCGATTGTAGAAAAGTAGAAGGTTTTGATAATCTTTCTACAATTGACAAATATAGAGAGTATATTCGTCACGATAAAGACTTTGCTACTTGGACATTACGCTGGAGACCTACTTGGTTTTAGTAATTAGCTTCAATATCTTTACCTGCAATATTTTCCTGACTCACGTCAATAAGAGCATCGAGTTCCTTTTCAATAAATTCTTTACTTACTAATATTTTAAATAAGTTACTCTCTCTATTACCAACTGAGAAAGGAATATCTTTAAACTCTTTATTACCTATTTTAAGATCGAAGTTAACTACAGGTCTTTCTTCTGTATTACCTGCACCTACGTTAATAACAATATCGTCTATTTTATCTTTTATAAGGTGTTTGTTATTTACTGTTCTAAACAATACTTTATTACCCTGTATTTGTATATCTTCACCATGTATAACGTTATATGCACCATTACCGGAATCAAGCTTTGAAGGAATTTTACCAACACCATCCACATCAAAGAATTCTATTAATCCTAAGACTTGTTTTTCTATAAAAAATTGGTTAAACTTCTTCATAACAACTGCTATTTATGAATCAGGTCAAGTGGTTTCTGCTTCTTCATACCCAACATTAAAGACGTCTACTGGAGCTTCAATCTCCTCTACATCTACAACAACTTCTTGTGGTTTTTCGCGTAACTCATAATCGAGAAAATGGTATACAGAGGAAAGATAATCTGAAGCTTTTGTTATCTTAGCGGAAACCCATCCATCTAAACCTGGAACCTGCTGTACCATAGCGGTTAACTTAGCTGCGTACTCTTGTGCTTTAAGTAAATCTCTACCCGCCATATCAATTTCTGATTGATCATATTCACCACAACTTTCGTCTTCAACAGGTTCTTGTGCAACTACTAAAGGCATTTGACTTACACCTGGTACTGAAGCAGTAAGAGCTGCTGGTCCTAAATTTTCATTAACCTTTGTATAGGCTTCTTCAAGCATAGCTAATTCTTTACGCTTCTTATCTCTCATATTATTATTTATGCTAGTATAGCTTTTATTTGATCTCTATCTTCAATGGATACATTATCAGGTACAAAATAATCTAATGCATCAGCTATATCTTGTTGTATCATTTTTCTAGTATCACTACCTGATATACCTTCTTCTTGCATAGGTATCTTTACTACATTAACGTAGGGGTATTTTTCAACATTATCTAAAAAATATTTATAACGTTTAACATCTTCGTCCTTTTCACCAGCGCCAACGAGCAAAGTCTTGTCTAAATTATTATCAGCAAAATCATATACAGCTCTTACTGGATTAGGTACATATACAACTTCAACAGGCTTATCAACATACTTTGTATATATGTTCCATATTCGCTCAGATTGCTCAGGTGTAATACCTTCACGCTCCTTACCACCAATAAATACAACACCACGATCAGCATCATCAAGTAAATACCTCAAAGCATTAAAATGACCCTTTGTTGGAGGTTTAAAACCACCCGGGAGTAGAGCGATTCTATCCACTCTCGTCTCCATATCTTCGAAATACTCCTTAAATGTCCTCATGACCCGGGCTTATCTTTTTGAAAGTTAGCTGAACTAAAATCTAACCGGTTAACAAGCTTAACAGCATTACCATCCCTATCAACTGCTACATATCCCTCCGGAGAAGTAACTCTCAACACACCTTCACCTTCATCGATAAAGTGCTTTGTATTATATACAGCATTATTATATTTGTTAATAAAGATTTGTTTAGCTTGTGATAGTAAACTACTTACTTTAAACAAATTAACTATATCATCTTTTTGAGCTTCAAACTGAGCCGTTTTTTGCTTAAGTGTTTCTTCTAATCTTTGCTTACCTCGTACAGATTTTCTCTTATCTATTTCTTTTTTAATTCTAGATGTATACCAATCAATAAAGTTCCTATAAGACTCTTCTGGATCATTTAAGAACTTACCTTCTCGAATCTCCGTATTAATATAAGGGTTGAGAAGATCTGAAGGTAAGTCTTTGTAATCTATTTTAATAGAATCAGCAGTTTTTATTAAATCTCTAACCTGCTTTACTTCATCTTTAGTTAAATTTACTACCCCTGTATCATCTTTAAAGAAAGCATCATCGAACCATACACCTGGTACCTTCTTTAATTTGTTTACCTTGGCACCAAATGATGCAGGACTATCTAAACCATCATATTCAGTGTGAAATATAATACCAAACACAGAGTTAGCTATTTGCTTACCTAAATCTGAGTCAGCTTCTACAGCATACTTAATTGTATTTGGTTGAAAAGTGTAATGTACCTCACCATCGATGTTTTCTTTCTTTACAGAAGAAGAATCAAACATAAAGTCCCCTTGTACAATGTTTTTAATACCTAATTTAGGTAGATATTTTAAAGCCTTTTTAAGTTTATCTGCTAAACCAGGAGCGTGTCCATGGTTAACTTCAATATCTTGCTCAGTATAGTTAATTTTAGGCTCTCTATTAAAGATAGATTTAGTACCAACAAAGAATTTACCGGTCTCAGGGTGCTTTCCAGCGAAGATAGCAGGCGCACCATCCCATTTTACTGTAGTACCGATCTTTCTCTTACTCTTTCCCTGTAAATGACCAAGTAAATTAACTAAAAAGCCCTTAGCTTGATCATAACCACCCTTACCTTTAGTAAGTATAAGCTCTTCTAAATGAGTAAGATGTGTATTAGCCTTACTCTCTTCAAGGAGCTCTAAGTAATCTTCGAAATATAGTTTAAAGTTTTTCATACTAGTGAATGTCTTGATGTAATTTTTGAGGAAAGGTTTCCAGCTCCGGGGTAATTTATATAAACACCCTCACCGCCAAATCCGAATTCTAATAAATTTTGATCTACAGCTGCAATAACAGTGTTTATGTCCCTTACATTGATATAATTAGCATTATAAAATGTACCGGGCGAACTTAATACCTCTCTTTTTCTCGGCCGACTGGAAGGCCCAATCGCCCGCTGTTGCATTCGATCTTCACCGGCAACTTTTTTTGTCTTTTGGAAAATAGCTAATATTATATCAAAGCCATGTTTATCTGTTTCTTCTTCAGCCTCCGGATTACCGTGACCACCATATGCATAAGTTAACAAAGCACCAATATAAGCTAACCGCTTCTTAGGATCATCAGTTTTATCTATTACATATTTTTGTAAATTAGGACCTGTAAGCGCTTTTTTAGCTAAATGACTGTTCCATATTATTTCATCAAGTTGAACCTCCTCATCTCGCTGAGTCTTAATAACAGGATCCGGACCACCGTTAGCTATTTGCTGAATAAATCTATTATCACCGGCAAAACCAGCATTCCTAGAGCTTATTACCCTCCCTTTACCAGTTTTTACTTCTACATCTAAGTTACCTACAAGTAAGTCACCTACGGTTGCTTTTTTAGCTTCGGTTAAAACCGCTAACGCTAACTCTCCAGCACCTACACTTACTGTACCCTCTTCAAATTTTCGTGTAAACAAGGTGTTATAAAACTTAGGCGCATCCTTTGGATCTTTTAAAAATGATAATTGTGGCGAACATACTTCCCAAAGATCTACAATCCCCATAGCTCCTTGCATCTCACTACCTAATACTGTTTGACTATCTTTTCTATCCACGTACGCTTTTAAAATATCATAATCAACCCTATATTGTGTAAATAATAGCTTTAAAAATTTAAATTGTGTTTCAAATCCACACTTTACAGCTAACTCTTCGATTATTTTTGCATCCGCTTTTGATAAAAAGGATCCCTCTACATCACCGCTATAATAGCCAGATATATTTCTTAAATCTTTATCCTTAACTTCTATTACTTCATCATCAATACCCTCTTCATCATAGCTTAAAGTAATTTTTGCTTCACCTAACACACGAAGATGTTTACGTGGTGGAACCTTACCACGTACCTGATTCTTGTAGATATTTTCTAATGACCACTGCATATTATTGTGCGTCTAAATCTTCAAGTTCTTGCTCAACAGTTTCATCAGAAAATTCAACTAACCTTTCGATTGTCTCGATAACTTTTCTAGGTTCTGTTCTTCCAAACACCTTATTTGATTCTGCAGCAATATTAATATCGTCCATGCTTGGTGCGTATATAAAAGCGTTTGTTAACAAATCAGCTACATATACCTCACCCTCTGGGGTAATACCTCGAGGTGATTTTGGTATATCCGCAACATTAGTTGCATCATCTATTTCAACATCAACATCTACCTCTTCAACTGCATCCTGCTCAAGTAAAGCTAATTGTTGTTCTATTAATTTTAATGTTTTTTTCATGATAAATCTTTAGCTACATCATTCACTCTTTTTGATATTCCTTTATACATTTTACCAAGGGATTTTTGAAGAGCCTTTTTAGGATCCCTACCAAATGCACTCTTTTTAGGTTCCTTTACTAACTCAGAAGCAACCTTCAAAGCATCTCTTTCTTTGTCCGACAAAATACCTTCTTGATCTTCTTCATGAACTATAATATCAGCTCTACCTTCAACTACAGCTTTTATCTTTTCATGTAAATCGTATGTAAATTCATCTCCTGAAACGTTAATATTTTCAAACTCAGCAGGTCCTTGAATGGAAATTACATACTCACTATTAATACCCGGTCTATTTTCATCGATCAGCTTAAGAAACTTACTCATGTATATATTTATGGAAGTAGTGAGAGTTTTATATTTATATTAGATAGAAACTCACTTTCAATCTGTTGTAATTCGTACCTTCTAAGAAATAATCTAAACTTATAAAATGAAACTGCTGATTTGTCTTTTTTATTAAAAGAGATATAGTCTCTTTCATCTAAGAATGTAGTAAAATCTTCTTTACTGTATGTAATATTAGTAGGTAGTGCATTAAAAATACGCTTTACTAGGGTATATTCTATTGTTTTAATATTGGTCTTATAATAAAACCACTTTCTGTTACTAGTTTTAGAGCAAACCTTAACTATTTCTTTAATAATAAAGTGTATACCAAGCTTATTCTTATCTTTTCTTGTTAATTTAAGCTCGTTTTCTGTAATGTATAACAGATAATCGTTAAAAGATCTTGCTAAACACTTGTTAAGGTTAATAAACTCAAAACCACGTATAGGATCACTTACGTCCTCCAATTCTGACATTGATGATTCCGTTATAGTAGTCATTACGTAGCAATACTTCTTCTTTAAATTGTAATCTAGCTTCGTAATAACTCAACTCCCACTTGGAATCACACCATCTAAGTATTTCAAACTTAAAATTATCCTTTCCTAACTGCTCTAAGTCTTTATTAAGCTCATTTGATGAAGATGTGTAAGTCTTCCAGTCAGTTTCAATTTTTTCATGCCGTTTATTCTTTTTACCCTTCAAAGGGGGACGCTTTCTTATAGACTGGCACTGTTTCTTACCAATATACTTCTTATCATTAGTAAGATTAGTTATCTTATAAATGAAACCGTAAGGTAGGTCCGTACTTT